CCGCCCTTGAGGACGCCACGTTCCGGTACGCCGAAGCCCCGCTGCCGCAAATGATCCTGAAGAACTCCGGTGCGGATCTGCCGCCCGACCAGGTGGACGCGATCCTCGAGGCGTGGGAATCCGCAAGGGCTGACCGCGCCACCGCCTACCTCAACAGCAGCATCGATGCGCAGCCGCAGGGCTGGAACGCCGCCGAGCTGCAACTGGTCGACGCCAAGAACGCGGCCGCGGTGCAGATCGCCCGGATGGCCAACCTCGATCCGATCTGGACGGGAGCCGGTGTGCCCGGCTCAAGCCTGACCTACTCCAATCGCGTGGACCTGTACCGGCAGCTGCTTGACACCGGGCTGACACCGGTGATGAACCTCGTCACGCAACGTTTGAGCATGAACGACGTGACGCCTCGAGGCCACACCGTGACCTTTGACACGTCGGTGTTCCTGCGCGGTAACCCGTCCGACCTGGCCAACCTGGTACAGACCCTGCTGCCGCTCGGTGTTATCACCGTCGACGAAAGCCGTGCCCTGATGGATCTCCCGATGGAGGTAATGGAGTGAAAACCCTCTACACCGAAACCGATCTGGTGTACGAGCTGCGCGAGGACCAGGCCGACGGCGACATCGTTGGCCGGATCCACGGCCGCGCCGTCCCGTACGGCGAGCCGACCACCGTGGGTGGCATGACCGAAGTGATGGAGCGGGACGCGTTCGACCCCGACGACGTGATCGGTAAGCCACTGGCCTACCGGCACGGCGAACCCATCGGCATCATCACGGCCGCCGAGAACCAGGCCGACGGCCTGTACATCGACGCCGACGTGATCAACACGACCGCTGGCCGGGACGCCGCCGTCATGCTGCGCACCGGCGCAAGCAAGGGCCTATCCGTTGGGTTCAACCCGATCACGATGGCCTTCAACAAGACCAAGGACGCAGTGAGGCACACCAAAGCTGCCCTAATCGAGGTCAGCCTGACCCACATGCCGGCCTATTCGGGCGCGGCAGTAACCGCAGTGAGAGAGGAAACACCAGAAATGACCGAGGTCATCGAGGCCGAGGCCCCAGCCTCGGACATGGAGGCACGCGAGCAGATCGCGCAGCTCCGGCAGACCGTCGCCGCCCTCGAGGCGAAGGCGCACGCCACCGGATCCGACATCGACCCTGAACTGGCTCAGTTCCGCAGTTTGGGCGAGTACGTCAAGGCCGTCAAGGACGGGCAGGTACAGTCCCGCGCCCTGGACGTAAGCAACCTGGCCGACGCGCCGGGCCTGGTCCCGCCGGTGTGGTTCCGGGAGATCAGCGGTGTTCTGGACCGTGGCCGGCCGTGCATCTCCGCGATCGGTGGCCCGACCCCGGTCGCTGGCGCTGGTATGACCGTGAACTGGCCTTACTTCGACGGTGACCTGTCCGCCATCGTGTCAACCCAGGCCAGCGAGAACACCGAGATCAACTCGGTGGACATCGACATCAAGAAGGGCACCGCAACCCTGCTCACCTACGCCGCCGGTAACCGGCTGACTTACCAGGTCATCGAGCGCACCGACCCGTCGTACGTCACCGCACACCAGCGGATCATGGTCGGCGCGTGGGGCACCGAAACCGACTTCGCCTACCAGGCTGGTCTGTGGGCAAACGGCACCAACGGCCAGGACTACGACTTCTCGGCTGACACCACTGGTGCAACGTTCCGCGAGGCCGTCTTTTCGGCCGCCGTTGACGTCCAGTCGGCCACCGGCCAGCCAGCCGAAGTCGTGTACGTCAACAGCGCCGTGTACAAGAAGATTGGCGGCTGGACCAGCTTCCAGCCGGACTCGTACCCCGTGAGCAACGTCGCGGGCACGTTCAACGCACGGACGCTGAACCTGTCCGTCGCTGGCCTGCCCATCGTCCTGGCGCGTGAGTTCGCCACCGACGAGACCGAGGACGCCATCGTCACCAACCGCGCTGCTGCCGGATGGCTCGAGGACGGACCCCGGTTCGCATCCGCTGATGTCGTCGCCAACCTCGGCCGCGAGGTCGCGATCTACGGCTACGCCGTCATGATCCCGTACATCTCGGCCGGCATCGTCAAGATTTACAACCAGGCGTAACCAGGTCAGGAGTCGACCAACCATGCTTGTCACCGGACAGGAACTGGCCACGAACCTTGGCCTGACCTACGCCGCCGACCCGTTCGATCAGGTCGCCGGCACCGCTGACGAGATCGTTGGTCGACTCCTGACCCCACTGTCCTACGCCAACGAGCCAATCCCAGCCAAGGAAGCCGCGTTGCATGTGGCCACGGAAATTTTCCAGGCCAGATACAGCGCCGGTGGCGAGTCAATCGCCAACGACTTCACCCCAGGCCCATACCGGCTGTCATCGGCCATGACCAGGCGCGTGATGGCCCTGCTGGGGCCATATCTGGATCCCCGGGGGATGGTCGGATGACTGCGCTATCCACCGAGGCCAGGCAGCTGGTCCAATCAGCGTTGACGGCCGCTGGCATCGACAACTACGACGCACCGCCGACGGTGCCGAAGCCCGGAATGGTCGTTGTCATGCCCGATCAGCCGTGGCTCGACATCGAGCGCATCGGATCAAGGCTGAACTACGTTGTGCGGCATCGGCTGCTGCTGCTGCTCGACGGGCGCAGCAACAAGGGCGCGCAATTGCAAGCCGAAGACCTGGCCGAGGAAGTCCTCGAGGCACTGCCCAGTGCATTCAGGGTGACGTATGTGGGGCCACCGAGGGTGGTCGATATCGGCAGTCAAGGCGGCATCCTGGCCGTTGAAATGTCCATCCAAGTGTCAATGAAGGAGTAACAGCAATGCCAGCGACCGCGATTACCGGCAGCCAGTTCACGTTCACCTATAACGCCGTGGCGTACTCCGCTCAGGTCACTGGCGGGACCGTCACGCGGGAAACCTCCGTTACCCGCATCAAGACGCTGACTGATATGGCGTACAAAAACAGTGACGACAACTGCACGCTGGAAGTCTCGTTTTTGTACGACGAGGAAACCGGGTTGGTTGGTGCGCTCAACACGGCGCAGGGATCCGGCACCGCGAACGCCATCAGCCTGGTCGGTGGTGATGCGAAGTGGACCGGCAACATGTCCGTCAGCAGTGTGTCTACCGAGTTTACGGCCGACGGCATCGCCACCTGCTCCGCGACTCTCGAGGGGGCCTTGACGTTCGCTGACGCGCCATGATGCCGGAGCTGCTCGCCAGCGTTGACGGGCACACCCAGGTACTGCGACTGACGAGCGTCGCTGGCCTGGAGCGAATGCAGCAGACGGTGAGCGAGGACAAGAAACCGACGGAGGCCACATCAGCAATGTGCCTCGCGTATTACGCCCTGCACAACGAAAAGGCCACCCTTGAGGAAGTACGACGGTGGGCTGACCTGGTGTGCCTCATGGTGCTGGACTCGCGCAAACCGCCGGACCCTACCTGGCCGGAGTAGGCGCAGCCGTATACCGGCTGGCGGTCCTGCTCCGGTGCCACCCGAACCGCATACGAGATATGAACATCACCGACTTCTACGGATTGCTGAAGGAGGCCAATGGCCAGGTCTAGCAAGTCGTTTGATGTAGAAGTCGAGGGCCTGAACGAGCTGTTACGGGATCTACGCGCACTGCCGAAAGAAGCCAGTGCAGAGCTGCGGCTGGCGTCGCAGCGGATCGCCGACCAGCACATGGTGCCGGCGTGGAAAGCGGCTGCCGACAACGCTGGACCGTGGGGCGCGAAGATCTCGACAACGATCAAGGCGAAAAGGGATCGGGTGCCGTCCATCACGATCGGTGCGCAGCGCCCGAAGTTCTCCAACGGCGCCACACCAAACATAGTGCGCTACCCCTCCGACAAGGGCGTGTCTCGAGGCGGACCCGGATCGGAGGGCGCCCAGGCGGCGTTCGGCAACGGCCGCAACTGGATGGAATTCGCCAAGTCATATCTGCCTGGCGCGATCCAGGAATGGGCCAAAGCGATCGACACGATTTGTGACCGTTTCAACAATGACCGGACGGGGATCGGCTGATGGCTGGCCGGACTCTCCAGGTACAGATTGTTGCTGACACGAAGAAGTTACGTGACGGCCTGGACGACGCTGAACGGCGCATGAAGGGCTTTGACAGCTCCATCGGTGGCCTGGCCGGCTCGATGAAGAACGTGCTCGGCCCCGCGATGCTGGCGGCCGGGGCAGCTGCCGGAGCACTGGCCGCAAAGTTCGCGGTGGACGGGATTCAGGCGGCCGCCGAGCAGGAACAAATCAACCTGAAGTTGGCCAAGTCCTTTGAATCGGTGGGCCTGGCCCAGGACGTCGGCAAGGCACAGGAATACATCGACACCCTGCAACGGCAGACCGGAATCGCCGACAATGAACTCTCGCCAGCGCTCGGCACGTTGGTAAGCAAAACCGGCAGCCTGACTGAAGCGCAGGGCCTGCTCAGTATCGCCATGGACACCGCCACGGCCAAAGGGATCCCGCTTGAGTCCATCACAAAGGCCCTGGCGAAAGCCCAAGACGGCAACTTCAAGGCTCTGTCGACCCTGGTGCCCGAACTGGACAAAGCCGCGATCAAAACCGGGGGCCTGGAATCAGCCACCGACCAGCTTCAGAAACTGTTTGGCGGTACGGCATCGGAGCAGGCCGAAACGTTCAAGGGCAAAATCGACCGGCTCAAAGTAGGTGCCGGTGAACTGCAGGAAGCGTTCGGCACGGGATTCCTTGAGGGAATCCAGACCGCGATGGACAAACTGAACGGGGACGACTCCCTCGGTCAGACGATGCGGGACCTGGAGCCCACCTTCCAGGATCTGGGCAAGAACCTCGGTCTACTGCTGGCTGACCTGGCCGTCATTACCATCAATGTGCAAACAGTGATGAAGGCGATGAACGATTGGAAGGACAGCATTCCAGGGCTGGGCACGGCACTGGATCTATTGACCCGTGGCCCGATCCGCATCCTCGCCGATGCGTTGCGCGAACTGAACGCCCTTATGGGCGCCAACGCCACGACCGCACCGTTCGCGCCAGGTGGAACGTCGCGTGGAGGCCCACCAGTCGCCCCAGGTGGCGGCAACTTCGCCAGCACAACACTGGGGCCGGCGCCCGTGTCGTCGGCGCGCACACCAACAGTCGTGGCGCCAGTAAGCGGCTTGGCCAAAGCCACAGCCAGCCAGGCCCTACGCACGTCCGGCAAGGTCAGGTTGCTGGGATGAGCGTCACGTCCGTCGTGATCGGCGGGACCACCATTCCG